AGAGCAGCCCGGCCTGCAGCTCGTCATCGAGCTCGCCCACCGAGCGGACGACGACCACCTGCCGCCCACCGAACAGGGAGTCGCTGCCGAGGCGCATCAGCGCATCGGCGTCGAAGGCGCCGGGGGCGTGGTCCTCGACCTCGGTCGCCGCGTCGAGGCGGCGCGCGGCCGCCACCGCTCCGGCCACCGCACGGGTGACGAGCAGGTCCTCGTCCCCTAGCACCAGCAGCACCGGAACGGGCCGGTCGAAGTCGGGGTCGGTGTCAAAAGCAGGCATCGTCGCCGAGCCTTTCACGCTTGGGGCCACCCTGCGGCACCGCTCGGTCTTGCTCGCCGTCACCCGGTCCGGGACGCCACGACCTCGATCCGGCCGCCGCGTCGCTCGACAGCCACGCTGCCGTCCTGGTCAGTGCGCCAGGTCGACGTGCCGTCGTCGTGCAGCTCCCGCAGCGTCGTCTGGGACGGGTGCCCGTAGGGGTTGCCCGTCCCGACGCTGACGAGGGCGACGCCGGCGTGCGCGTCACGCAGGAAGGCCGGCTCTTGGTGGGCCGAGCCGTGGTGGGGCACCTTCAGCACGTCGACAGCGGGCTCGCCTGCCAGGAGCAACCGCTGCGCCTCCGGCTCGACGTCGCCGGTGAGCAGCAGCCGCAGGCCGCCGGCGGCGACCAGCAGGACGAGGCTGTCGTTGTTCGGGTCGCTGTTGGTTCCGTGCAGCACGGTGCGCGGGCCGAGCACCTCGAACCTGGTGGTGCCGACGGTCCAGCGCTCGCCGGGCGCGGCGGTGCGCATGGGCAGGCCGCGGGCGTTGACCTGTTTCACGACCTGGCGCCACTGGCCGGGTGGTTCGCGCAGCGGCCCGACGACGACCTCACCGACGGGCAACCGGCCAACCGCCCCGAGGAGCCCATCGACGTGGTCGGCGTGCATGTGGGTCAGCACGACCGCGGGTAGCCGGCGGACCCCGGCCGACGCCAGGCACCGGCGCAGCGGAGCGGGGTCGGGCCCGGCGTCGACGAGCACGGCGTCAGCCGGCCCGGTGCGGACCAGGAGCGCGTCGCCCTGCCCGACGTCACACGCCACGAGAGTCCAGTCGGCCGGCGGCCACTGCCGCACGGTCACCGGCACCAGGCAGACGTGTGCCACCAGCAATCCGGCCAGCAGCGCGAGCATGAGCCGCCTGCTCCGCCGACGGAAGGCGAGGGGAACGACGATCAGCAGCGCAACCGCGAGCAGCACGGCGCCGCGGGTTCCGTCCGGCCACGGCAGGCGCGCACCCGGCAGGCCAGCGCCCATGCGTGCGACGCGCACCAGCCACCAGCAGAAGGGCTCGGTCACGAGGGCACCGGCCCGGCCCAGGGTCGGGCTCAGCTGCGCCGCGCCCATGGTGAGGACCCCGAGGATGGTGGCCGGAGGAACTGCGGGGATAGCCAGCAGGTTCGCGGGAACGGCAGCCAGGCTTGTGGTGCCGCTGATCCCGGCGATGACGGGGGCGCACATGAGCTGAGCCGCCAGCGGAACGGCCAGTGCCTCCGACACCCAGCCGGGGCATCGAGCGGGCAACGCAGCGCGCAGCCGCTCGCCCAGAGGCGGGGCGAGCACGAGCAGGCCGGCAGTGGCAAGCGCGGACAGGGCGAAGCCGGCGGACATCGCGAGGTCCGGCGCACCCAGCAGCAGCACGAGGATGGCCCCGAGCAGTGCCGGAAGGGCCGACCGCGGACGCCCGGACGCCAGCGCGAGCAGGGTGACCGCGCCCATGACGGCGGCACGCAGCACGCTCGGTGACGGCCGGGCGAGGACGACGAACCCGACGAGGGCGATGCCGCCGAGCGCCGCCCGGCCGCGCATCCCCAGCCGGGTGCGACGAGCCAGCACGAGCACCATGCCCAGCACGACCGCGCAGTTCGAGCCGCTGACGGCCGTCAGATGGGTCGGATACTGTCAAGGGCATGAAAGCGGCGGGTGTCTACGTCCGCATCTCGTCCGACGTCCTCGGCGAGGGGCTCGGTGTGGCGCGCCAAGAGAAGGAATGCCGCGCACTAGCCGAACGGCGCGGCTGGACCGTGTCCGAGGTCTTCGTCGACAACGACGTCAGCGCGTTCTCAGGCAAGCCACGCCCCTCGTACAAGCGGATGCTCGAGGCCATCGGTAACGGCCGCCTGGACGGTGTCATCACCTGGCACGGCGACCGGCTGCACCGCTCCCCTACCGATCTCGAATCCTTCATCGAGCTGATCGAGGCCACCGGCTGCCAGATTGCGACAGTGCAGTCCGGTGAGCTGGACCTGACCACGCCAACCGGCCGGCTCAATGCTCGCGTCGTCGGCAGCTTTGCTCGCTATGAGTCCGAGCACAAGTCCAAGCGGATCCGGCTCAAGCTCGAGCAGAACGCGGCGGCTGGCAAGCATCACGGCGGGCAGCGGCCCTTCGGCTGGAAAGATGACCGAGTCACGGTGCGTGCCGACGAGGCCGCTGCGGTGCGACGTGGCGCCGAGCTGCTGCTGACAGGTCACAGCATGAAGGCGACCGTGCGCATCCTCAACGAGGCGGGCTCTACCAATACCGTGGGACGCCCCTGGCAGGCGGTCACGCTCAGATCGACGTTGCTCCGTCCCCGGAATGCTGGGCTGCGCCAGCACCGTGGAGTTGTCGTCGGTCCCGGCCTTTGGGAACCGATTCTCGACCGCGACCAGTACGACCGGCTGCGTGTCCTGCTGACCGACCCGGCACGGCGAACCACGCCCGGCGCGGCAGGTCGCAGTCACCTGCTGTCGGCCGGCATCGCCCGCTGCGGTGTCTGTAATGGTCCCATGCGGGCCGCGATGGGGAGGGCCTACAAGGGCAAGGCCAAGCCGATCTACCGCTGTCAGGCATCGTCCTGCGTCACCAGGGACCTGGCTGCCCTCGACGACTACATCGGCCGGATCGTCTGCACCCGACTCGCTCGACCCGACGCCGTCGATCTGCTGCGGCAGGACGAGCCGGCATCGGCAGTCAAGGCGCGGGCAGAGGTGGATGCGCTGCGCTCCCGGCTCGAGGTCGCGGCTGCCGACTACGCCGACGGCGCCATCTCTATCGAGCAGATGCGCACCATCTCCAACCGGCTGCGGCCGAAGATCGCCGCCGCGGAGAGGTTGGTCCCGGAGCCTGCGCCGCATGTGCGCGTCCTCGACGACCTCGTCGGCGCGGCCGACGCCGACGAGGTCTGGCGCCGCCTGGACGTGTCGGTACAGCGGCAGGTCGTCGCGCTGCTGCTCGAGGTCACCGTCAACCGGACCAAGCGAGGCCACGGCGGGTTCGACTACGCGGCTATCGACGTGAGGTGGCGGCAGCCGTGAGCGACGAGACTCTGCAGCACGTCTGGCAGGTGGTCTGCACCGACCGGGGGCAGCACGGCACGCCCAGGGCGCTGGGGAGCCTGTACGCCCGCGCCTACGCCGAGGACGGGTCCATCAGCGAGTTGTACCCCGTGCCACCCGAGCGGGCAGAGAACCTTGGTCAACGGACCCGAGCAGCTCGGCGGGATGAGCGCACCTTCCGTCGAGCGAACTTCTGGGTCACTGATGGCCCGTTGCCGCCGCGCAATGCGCTACGAGTGTCAAAGCTGCGGACGCACACCGAGGCTCAGCCAGTCGACGCTCGTGGCGGCAGCGAATCGCATGCGCGTCGCCTTTCCGGCGCGTCGCGTCATCGATACGTCCTTCCTTGGGTGACCCTCGGGTAGCATCTAGACAGATGTAGCAGGACGCGGGTCTGGACACCGCAGCAAAAGGCCAGGGCAGGTCACCTCTCATACGGGTGGCAGTCTTCGCCTGCCCAGGTGGTCCATAATGTCTTGGACGTCCGAACGAGCCCGTGTTGCGTCGCTGTCGCGTAGCCGACCTGCAACAGACCCCGATCTACTCGCCGCCCGGCGCGACCTTCGCGCTGCCCGCGCCGAGGACTACATCCAAGCTCTTGTCGACGCCGCGCCGCCGCTATCGCAGGAGCAGCGCGACGACCTGGCGCTCTTGCTGCGCGGGGCGGCATGAGCCCCCCGACAGACGAAAGCCGCCCCCGGGCAGAGAGCGGCGATTCGTCAAGCGGCAACAACACCGAGTCTAGCGCCACCCCCCGACAGGATCGAGCAGCCGCGCGCCGTCGCCACAAGGCGGCGCAGCGGTTAGCGCCCCTGGCTTCCGGCGATCCCGACCCGTGGGCGGCTCGTGCCGGCGCCGAAGCTGTCACCGCCGACCCGTACGCAGCACTGGCGTACGAACGCATGTCCAACCGGGCGTGGCTGGCAGCCTGCCACCGACTCGAGAACCTGGCCGCGTCCAGTGAGCAGCGCCGCCGCAACATGGCAGACCTGCTGCGCCACCGCGCAGACGACTACCGCGGCAGGGCAGCCGCATGAGCCGGCAGCGCGCCCTCGTCGTCGAGGACGTATTCACCATCGAGGTCGGCGCTGGGCATACAGCATGGCTCCGCGGTCCGCAGGCCGGGAAGGTGCTGCTGCGCCTCGATCTGGCCCGCGTTTATGACCACTCCGCCGGCACCTGGTCATTCAGCCGGCGCCGCGTCGACGAGGTCGTGCGGGACCTGCGTCGACGCCGTCGAGCGGTCGAGGTCGTCGAGGTGGCTCGGTGAGGCGGGTCCGGCGTCAGGCGTGGCGCCGTGCCCTGCTGACAGCTGACGAGCTGACGCCGACGACCCGGGCAGGACTGCAACGGCTCGCCGAGTTCGGTATGGCCGCGGACGGGTCCGTCGTGATGGGCGCCGAGAGGCTGGCCGCTCGTCTCGGCTGCTCGCAACGGCAGGCGGCTCGCTATTTGCAGGCAGCGTTCGAGCACTGCTGGCTCGAGCAGACGAGCGCCGGCTACCGGACGCACTCCGCGACCTACACCGCGGCGGTGCCCGACGTCGGCGAGCGCCGCGGGCGACGCCCTCACCGACGGAAAAGCGTGACGGAATCTGTCACCCATTCCGAGATCGGTCCGACGACGGGCACCGCGGAATGTGTCACCCAATCGGCCACCGAAAGGGTGTCACGTTCAAGCACCCTTTCGGCCCCGGTAGATGTCACCCCAAAGAAGAGAACTACGGCGAGCGAGAGTGAGCACCTTGCAGTGAACGAGAGCGCGGACGACGAGACGACCACGACGGCAGCCGCGACGCCCGCTGCCAGCCCCGAAAACAAGAGCGCCATGACGGGAGCTGACGAGCACGCCCGGCTCGCCCTTGTCACTGCCGCTTGCGAGCCGGGCGAGAACACAACCGCAGCCGGCCTGGCGGCTCAGGTGGCACCCGCTCCTGCGAGGCCGACGTGCCGACACTGCGCACAGCAGCTGGTCATCGTCGAGCCTGGCCGCGACACCTGCGCCCGGTGCCAGTACCGAACGGTGGCCGCATGATGACCGCCGCCGTCACCACGACCGACGACGACGCCGGCACCCGACTGCACCCGGTGACGACCGCGGTCGCCAACGGGATCGTGGACACGATCGGCGACTGCCGCGACGCCCTGCTCGCCTTGCAACTAGACGACGACCCGCACCCCGCCGCCGTCCTACTCGGCCGTGCCGCACGACGTGCCAACCGCGTCGCCGCCTCGCTGACCGCAGGCGACGTCCGATGACCACCATCTCCTGCTCGTGGTGCGGTGCGTGGATCGAGGCGAGCAACCTCAGATGGCCGGGCTTCTGCTGTCCGGGTTGCCGCGACGCTGACCGTGTGCGCCTCGCTGACGCACGTGAGCAACGCCGACACCGAGGCGCTACACGCCGCGCCTCGCGGCAGCCATGACCACCGCTGCTGGCCTGCCTGCCCGCCCACCTGCCTGCCCGCCCACCTGCCTGCCCGCCCACCTGCCTGCCTGCCCGCCCACCTGCCTGCCCGCCCACCGGCCTGCCTGGCCGCCGCCTGCCGCTGGCCGCTGGCCGCTGGCCGCCTGCTGGCCGCCGCCTGCCGCTGGCCGCTGGCCGCTGGCCCGCGTCGTCGAACCGCAGCGCCGTATCAGCAGCAGTACCGGAACCGGATTGCAGTGCCACACGGATTGCCAGCGGGAGTGCCAGACGACTCGGCAGGTCCATCCGCCTCCGGCACACCATCCAGCGGGGGGGCACAAGTGACGCACGGCTCAGACGCGCCCTCCACCATCCGTGCCACCACCCCCGGCCACCACCCCACCCGGCCACGGCTAGGCCGGCAGGCCGGCAGGCGCCACCTGGACCACCCGGACGGTGCGCGTAGCACCAGCAGCCGGTCGCTAAACGATCCGCTGTTTTTGGGAGCGGCGCTGCCGTGACCCTCGCCCGTCAGCATTTCTCTCTCCGGACCTGAAACGTCTCCGAAAGGTGGCCCGAAGTGGCCGAATCTGCCCCGAAGGGCTCGGGACCGGCTGGACGTCGGCTGTGGCGGTCCGTGACGGATCAGTTCGAGTTGGCCGAGCACGAGCTGGTCCTGCTGCGCCAGGCTGCGCACGTCGCGGACGTGTGCAGCGAGCTTCAGGCGACGGTGGACCGGGAGGGCCTGCTGGCGGCCGGCCGGGCGCATCCTGGCCTGGTCGAGCTGAGGCTGCAACGCATCCTGCTGGCCCGTCTGGTCGTCGCGCTGCGGGTGCCGCTCGGCGACGAGGACGACGCTCCGGAGCGGACGCAGTACCGCGGCGTCAGGGGCGTGTATTCGATCAAGGGTGGTGCGGCGTGAGGCGCCGCCGGCCGGACCCGAAGGACCTGCCGCCGCCCGAGCTGCGCCAGTTCACCCTCGAGTACTGGCAGGACGCGGCCCCCGGGTGGGATGCCCGTGTCGATGAGGCCTGGCACTACAACCCCCATCAATCCGACGAGCAGCGCCACGCCGCTCGTGTCCTGCTCGTCTGGAAGGACGCCAGGTCAGCGTGGCGGGAAGCTCACGGCTGGCCGACCGATGGCCTCGACTACCTGCTCGAGGAGCGCGACGCCCGGCTCCGCGCCACCTTCGGGCGCAACCACTACCGATTCCACGAGGAGAACTGAAATGCCCACCGAGCAGCTACAGCGCACCCTGGACGGCGCCGGCCCCGACGTCGTCCAGCGCCACCGGCTGACACTCATAGCGGCCAGCGAGCAGGCGTTGGCCGCGAGCAACCCGGCCTGCCTGCTGTACGCGGCGCTGGCGTCCGCGATCAGCGTCGACGAGCCCGGGTTGTACCCGATGCTGACCGCGGCGCTGCTCAAGGTCGACGACCAGGACCCTCGGATTGCGTTGCACGTCCTTGATGACCTGAAGTCCGTGGACACCGCCGACGGGGTGCCGCTGGCGCTGTACCGGGAGCTGCTGGCGGCGATGGGCAGTTCGTTCGTGACGCTCCACGATGCCGGCGATGAGCTGGCCGGTCTCGACACGGTCCCGCCGGACTGGACAGATGATCCCAAGGCGTGAGATGATGATCGTGGCGTCAGCAGTCCGAGTGTCGCCCGTGTCGCAGCCGCACCCCGGCGTCAGACGAGCGGGAATCGTCAGGACCAAGTGCGCCGGAGCTGGTCGGAGCCCGATCGTGGGGGTCACCGCCGGTCGCCGCCCGTCATTCGACGCGAGCAGGCACCCATGAGCACCCTGATTACCCGTGCGTTCACCGACGCCGAGGTCCGCACTACCGGCGACGGTGGCCGCACCCTGGTCGGAATCGCCGCCCCGTTCGACACGCCCATCGAGGTCGGCGGCTACACCGAGTCGATCCGCCGTGGCGCGTTCGCCCGCACCATCGCCGAGCGCGGTCCCGGCCGGGTCAAGGTGCTCTCCCAGCACAACGACCGGTCCAACCCGATCGGCCGGGCCAGCCTGCTCCGCGAGGACCCGGCCGGCCTGTACGCCGAACTGAAAGTGTCCAAGACCCAAGCCGGCGACGAGGTCCTCGAGCTGATCCGGGACGGCGCGTTGGACGGCCTGAGCATCGGGTTCATCCCGGTCACCGACCAGCACCACCCGGACCGCAACCTCGTCGAGCGCACCGAGGTCCGACTGCAGGAAATCTCATGCGTCACCTGGCCGGCGTATGCCGACGCCCGTGTCTCGCAGGTCCGTTCGTCGCTCACCCCGTCCGCCTCACTCGACCTGGCCCGACGCCGCACGGCGCTGGCCGCCATCCTCTCCGGAGCCTCCCATGAGCTTTGAGTCCGCAAAGATCGTCCGTGCCAACCGTGACGCGCTCGCCGCGTCCGCGACCCGCCTACTGGACCGCGCCGAAACCGAGCAGCGAGCCCTGACCCCGGCCGAGAGCGCCGAGCACACGACCATGCTCGGCGAGCTGACCAGCTACGGCGAGCGCGTCGCCGAGCTGGAGGGCATCGGACGTCGCCAGGCCCTCGACGCGAAGGTGACCCGCGACGCCGGGGACCCGGCCGACCAGTGGGGGCAGCGCAGCCCCGCAACCATCGGCTACGAGCCCGGCACCTACCGCCGCGACAGCCGTGACGTCTCATTCTTCAAGGATCTTGCGTCGGTCCGCAGGGGTGACCAGGACGCCGCCCGCCGGCTGGGCGCCCACCAGGCCGAGCAGCGAGCACTCGGCAACACCGGCGCCACGGGAGGCTCTGGCGGGGAGTTCGCCCCACCGGCGTGGCTGCTCGAGCAGTTCGTCGCCCTCGCCCGCGGTGGGCGGGTCATCGCTAACCGGGTGACCCGTCAGGACCTGCCCGGCGGCGTGTCCAGCATCAACATCCCGAAGGTGATGAGCGGGACCGCCGCCGCACCGCAAACCTCGCAGAACACCGCCGTCGCCCAGACCGACATGATCACCGGCAGCCTGACGAGCTCGATCATCACCGTCGCCGGCAAGAACGTCGTGTCGCAGCAGCTCATCGACCAATCCGGGATCGCGTTCGACCAGATCATTCTGAGCGACCTCGCCTCCGCCTACGCGGTCCAGCTCGACCAGTTGGTCATCAACTCCGCCCTGGCTGGCTTCACCGGCATCCTCGGCGTCACCGGCATCCAGCAGGTCCCTTACACGTCGGCCACGCCCGCGGTCGCAGGTGCCGGCGGGTACTACGCGACGCTGCAGAAGGCCGTCTCGGCCGTGTCGACGCTGCGATTCCTGCCGCCAGACACCATCGCAGTGCACCCGAGGCGTTGGAGTTGGCTCGCCGCGAGCTTCGACGGCCAGAACCGTCCGCTGATCGTCCCCGCAGGCGGAGGCGTCAACAGTGTCGGCACCGCGGCAGATGTGGCCGCTACCGGCGTCGTCGGGGAGATCGCGGGCCTGCCGGTCATCACCGACCCGAACCTGCCGATCAACCTCGGCACCGGCACCAACCAGGACCCCACCCTGGTCATGCGCGCCGCAGACCTTTACCTGTGGGAATCCCCGCTGACGTTCGCCAGCTTCGATGCCCCGTATTCCGACAGCATGGGCGTCCTGCTGCGGGTCCACGGCTACAGCAGCTTCCAAGGCGGGCGCTACCCGGCGTCCATCGCTGTCGTCAACGGCACCGGCACGGTCACCCCGTCCTACTGATGATCTTCGGTCTGGCGGCGTCAACGCAGCCCCTCGTGCATGGACATGCCGCGGGGGGCAGCCAAGGGCAGCACGATGCGCGGGACTCTTTCTACCCGCGCTAGCTGGACGTGCCCCTGCGCCGCCAGGCCGACCCTCTCGAGGCGTTCGACACGCCCAAAGCGGTAGCCCTCTCGACTTCGTTCTGCCAGTAGTCGGCAGCCTTGTAGTCATCAGACGTGGCGTTGAACGTTGGCCCGTCCTGGTGCCAGCGACACCGGGCGCTTTCGAGCAGCACTTGTCCGCTGCACCAGCGCTTGCGGGTAGTGATCTCTTTACACTTCGACATGGCTCTCCCTGGTCGTAATCGGCGTTCGACCCTGCCATGCCATGTGCAGCCGAGAGCAGCAATCTAGCACTGCCGGGCGGGTTGTTCTAGTGGCTCTCTGTTGATCTGAGGGCGAGGGCGTTGGCGTTGGTCAGGCGTAAGCCGCGGCAGCGGCGGCTTGCAGCGCCCCGTCAGGGATCGTCGTGTAGCGCATGGTCGTCTCGGGCTTGGAGTGCCCCAGCAGCTCCTGTACGGCCCGCAGGTCGCGGGTGCCGGCATACGCCTTTGAGGCATAACGATGGCGCAGGGTGTGCGCGGACCAGTCCTCGCCGAGTAGCCGCTTGAGCAGGAA